ATGACCGCAGCTTATCTCCAGAGACAGCTCGATGAAATGTTTGACATCCCTAACCCATCTGAAGTTTGGGTTTGCGGTCACAGATTCGACATAGAATTCTTCGAGGTATCTGAAATGCACTCGGAAAACCTCGGTGAAATGATATTCAATAAATCGTTAATTCGTGTCTGGGCGGGCTTAGCCTCAGATATGAAGAAGAATGTGACTTTGCATGAAGTATGCCACGTTGCGTATGAGTTCATGGGCCTTTCAGACAGTTCTTCTGAGGAGCCTGTCGTCGACCGTCTAACCACGGCTCACCTAGCAGTACTAAGAGACCCGCGAAACAAAGTCTTTGTTGACTGGCTTTTAACAGATTAAACCCTTTTTGAGAGATAGAAAATGGCAAAAATTTACCCGAAGAAGAAGAAAGAGCGTTACTTACTGATCGTGGCTATTGCATTCCTGCTAGGAACGCTTGCCACGACCTGCCTAGCTGATGATGTGACTGTCAAAATGGCAGACACCGTCAAGGTAGGCCGCCAGTACGTCGCTGAGATCACCGCAGAATACGAAGGTCAACCAGCCGATGCAATACTTGTAGATATCGACGGCGAACTAGATTACAACTTATTCGAAAACAACTCGAAGCTCTGCTACACTCCTACCGCCGCTGGAACCGTGAGAATAAAATTGGTGGCTATCTGGTTCAAGCTCCAGAGAGCGACCCAGAGCTTCGTAAAGGTCGAAGTTACCTCAGGTGAGTCTTCAAACCCGCCGCCAACCAAGCCAACTCCCGACAAGGATTTCGCTGCCTTAGAAACCTCGGTGGCTGCAATAGCTGCCACTCTGCCCGACCCCTCGGGCAAACAGTCGATGGCTGAAGCTTACCTAGGCCTTTCTGAGGCGGTGTCGAGCCGCTCGGTGTACTCTCAGACGTATTTCGAAAAAGGTTATAAGTACGATTTCGCGTCTATGGCGAACGCCCGAGAGAGCGTAAACTTAGCCATCAGCCGAACCATCGCGGCTGCAAAAGCCCGCTCACAAGTGTCAGACAGCGTCGATTGGGCTGATAACTTCCTTATCCCAGTTAAAGCCCTTTCAGAGCAGTTCGACTTGGATGACCGAGCTACGCTGGCGGGGTTTCTGAAAGCCGTCGCAAACGGATTAGCTAAATAACACCTTACACATTCGAGATAGCCATGAAATACTTAGCACTTTTCCTGTTCCTTGCAGTTTTCACTTCCGCTTTGTTTGCGGCTAAAGCGAGTTTAACCACTTCCGATGCCGACTACGACAAAGCCGTAATTCGTGCAAGAACCCTCGGCCAAAAAGTAATGGTCGTGTTCTCAACGAAGGGCTGTCCTCCGTGCAGCCAACTGAAAAGCGATCTTGCAAACAACCCAGAAGTAAAGTTCGTTGCAAACCAATACCAAGTCATAACATACCTCGTCAGCTCACCGAGTCTTATGCCAGCTAAATTAAAAAAGATCTACTCCGACAACAAGGTGGACAGATTCCCAACAATCGTTGTTATCGACCCGAAAAAGTTAAAATATGAGAGCCCAATGGTGGGTTACTCCCGATCGAAGTGGCTAAGCCGCTTCGCAAATTGATCCTATGTAAAGGCACATTATGAAAAAATTCGCACTTCTACTCGTTTTATTATTTCTATCCCCGTCGATTTCTTACGCCCAGCTTGGCGAATCGACAGGTCTTTACGAGTTTAAGAAGTTCGAAGATAACCCCATTCAAAGTGCCTTGGTCATTGTAGATACAGAAGGCGGCACTGGATCTGGATTCATCGTCGGCAAAGATTTGATTCTTACCGCTGACCACTGCATCAGCGGTAGCAGAAACATCGTTATAAAAATACCTCGGTTAAACTTCGTTAGCAAGCCTGTAAAGATCGTTCGACGTGATTCTCGCAAGGATCTGGCGTTATTAAAAGTCGAACTGCCGAAAGGCCTTCGCATTCTATCGATCTCTAAAACGCCCCCAAAGATGGGCGATGACGTTGAGTTTCTTGGGTTCGCGGGATTCTCAAAGCCCCGCCACTTTGACTCCCAGATTTTAAGTGTAAGCGGAGACCAGTATTTATTAAACGGGGCTGTGATACAGGGCGATTCAGGCGGAGCTATTTTAAACAAAGATGGCGACGTTGTCGGCATGATCCAAAGGGGTCAAACCTCACTCAAGAAATTCTACCTCGATTACGAGGGCGGCACAATCGCACCAATGATGCTAGCCTTGACCTCAGGACACACTTCGGAAGCCTTAAACAAATTTTTGGCAGAGCCAAATGACAAATCTTCAGCAAACTGACTCTAGCGAAAAACGTCGCAAGCAGGAAGCTGCAAGGAAACGCAAAGCTCGTTCTACTCAAAGCGACATTGGTAGTGTTGACCCGATCGCCGATTTAGAACGCCGAGAAGCTTGCAAAGAAGATTTTGGGAAGTTCTGTAAAACGTATTTACCTGAAGTCTTTAACCTTGATTGGAGTTCCTCACACCTTCTAGCCATAACTCGAATCGAAGAGGCTGTGCTTGTCGGCGGATCATTCGCTTTCGCCATGCCGAGAGGTAGTGGAAAATCGAGTTTAAGTAGAGCCGCAGTTTTATGGGCGATACTTTACAACCACTCAAGGTTTACATACCTGATTGGTGCGAACGCAAGTAAGGGCGAAGACGCCCTTGATACAATCAAAGCTTGGATACGCTACGTAGACATAATCGCCGACGACTTCCCTGAAGTTTGTCAAGCAATTCAAGCTTTGAACGGCGTAGCTCAGCGGGCTTCAAGCCAGAAGAGTGAAGGAGTTCCAACCGAGTTGGAATGGGTTAGCGACTGTGTCGTACTACCCACGGTGGGCTTCCCACCGAACCATCCCGACTATGAGGAAGGTGAGAAGTGTCACACTGCCGGAGCTATAGTAAGTGTTTGCGGTTTAGATGCTAGTGGAATTCGTGGTTCTACTCACACGACTACCTCGGGAGCCATCGTAAGGCCAGACTTAGTCATCGTGGATGATCCGCAGACTGACCAATCGGCAGCCTCTCCAACTCAAGTAGAGCAGCGTTACGACTTAATCAGTGGTGCTGTTTTGAAGATGGTGGGGCCGGGAGTTAAGATGCGAGGCATCATACCTTGCACTATCATCAAGCGGGGTGATCTAGCTCATAAGGTTTTAGATCGCAAAGAGTGCCCTTTCTGGCGTGGCTCAGTCACTAAGCTAATGCCTTCCATGCCTGTGAATATGGAACTGTGGGATGCGTACTTCGCAGTTTATGAGAAGTGCTTGTTGTCGGAGCCGCTTAACATGCAACCGGCAAATGACTTCTACATAGAAAATAGAGAGGATCTTGAAGAAGGGGCAGAACATTCGTGGCCTCAACGATTCAACCCAGATGAAGTTTGTGCGATTCAGAATGGCATGAACTTATATTACCAAGACAAATCCAGCTTTATGGCTGAAATGCAGAACGAACCGATCGACGATTCCGCAACCTTGCTGATGTTGTCTGTCGACGAGATAAAAGAAAAACAATCTAGTTATCACCGGCTTCAAGTACCTGATACTGCGGCCTACATTACCGGCCATATCGACGTTCACAAAGAGATACTTTATTACACTTTGGTTGCGTGGAGTCAGAACTTTTCAGGCACGGTTATCGACTATGGCGAATGGCCTGACCAGAAGCGAAGGATCTACTCCCATCGCGACGTAAAGCCGGGTTTATCCGACGTTTCGAGTCTTAAAAGCGAAGAAGAGCGGATATACGAAGGACTTGAAAATCTGAAAGCTTTCCTCGATAGCCGAGATTACCAGAAGCCAGACGGTACTAGCCTTTTCATATCTAAGTGCTTGATTGACCGAGGCTACAAGACCGATATCGTAGATCAATTTTGCAGAGACAATAGCCCGATATACCAAGGTATGTCTGGTATGGGTGTAAAGGCCGGACAAAAACAACTGGTTGAATCCGTGGCGAAGGATACGCTTGTAAAAGGGTTCCACTGGATTGTTCGACCTAACCCGAAGTACAACCGAGTCCAATGGGTTTTAGCTGACGTGAATTTCTGGAAAGCGTTCATGCACGAGCGTTTAATCGTCGGCATGGGTGGTTCTGGTTGCTTAGACCTGTTCTTTCATAAAGATGGCCCTCGCAGCCACGAGATGTACGCAGAGCATTTACGGTCTGAGATTTACGACACCGTGTACAGCGATCGCACTGGGCGGCGGGTGAAAGAGTGGCAGAAACTTCCAAACAGGGATAACCACTTTTTGGATACCCTCGTAGGTAGCTGTGTTGCAGGATCTATGATGGGTTGTGAACTTGAGACAATCGATATGTCGGCGGTCTCAGAAAAGAAAAAGAAGATCACTCGCACCCCGTTTAAAGGATTCAAATAGTGCCTAAAAAAGTACAACAAGTTACCGATGGGTATCTTTTAATATACCTCGAAGACTTCAAGACTCTGATCGATGAAGAGTTGCCCGAGAAGTACCACTTAGCTATCCGACAAGTTTCACAGTCTGGTGCTGTTGGTCCGTTGATGAAACTGTCAGACACCTCCGCTCTGAAAGTCGAGATCGTCGACGAATCCAAACCGAACGCCCGCGAGATCCTCCGTGAGAACGCTTCTGCGTTAGGCAAAGTTAAAGTGTCTGACCAAGGCGTCAGCAGTATCGGTGAGAAACTAACCTTAGTTGAGGGTATTGAATAATGGCTGTATTCGCAATCGCAGATTTAGAGCAGTATGGCATCGACCTTGAGACCTTGTCTTTGGCAATGGGTCCGAAGAAGGTCATCAACAAGATGGACGGGACGGTAGAGATCGAGAACCATTCTCTCTCCGAGATCCTAGCTGCGGTAAAGTACTTCAGGACGCTAGCGAAGGGCAAGAAGCCTTCCGGCATCGTAAAGAGGCTCGGCTTCTTTAAAGTTACTCCGCCTAACTCAAACGGGAGCCACGGCTAATGTTTAACTTTATTAAAAGTGCTTTGGGTTTAAACTCACCGGACAAGAAAACGATCGACCGTGAGTCCGTGCGTGCTGCTGGTGGATTCTACGACCTCGAACGAAGCGATTCGACAACTGATCGGCATTTTGACTATGCTCTTACGGGTTCAGCAGACTACCATGCAAACCAGCAAGTACGCGAGACAATCCGTAAGAAAGTTCGTTACGAGTACGCGAACTCAACCCTTTTTAAGGGTATCTGCCTAACTAGGGCCAATTCTTTAATTGGTCAAGGCCCTCGCCTATCTCTAATCGCAGACCCAGATCGGTCGGGTAGTTTAGATCAATCCCGAGAAGTCTGCAAAACCGTATCTAAGAAATTCAATGAGTGGGCTTTGTCTGTCGACCTCCCTGAGAAGATGCGGCAGATGGCAAAAGCAAAGACAATCGACGGTGAAAGCTTTCTAGTTTTCCTAGAATCTTCACGAAACGAGTACGGGCTATTCCCTAGGGTCGTGGACTCTGAGCGTGTAACCTCAGGCTCCAATGTGTTTGGTATCTCAAAAGAAGACAGCGAATGGGTCGACGGGGTTAAGTATGACCAAGAGACCGGAGAAGCTTTATCATACCGTATCTTGAAACAACACCCCGGCGGCGACCACACCAACAATAATTATGCTGGCATGGACGTAAGTGATTTATACAACGAGTATGATGAGAACTTAGTCTTCCATTGGTACCGTAAAGACCACGGAGAGCAGCACAGAGGCGTCTCTGAGCTTATGCCTGCTCTACCGACTGCCGCTATCCTCCGACGCACTCAGAAGGCCATTGCAGTGGCCGTAGAGACCGCCGCCAGTCTATCGATGGGTCTCACAACCGATATCGATACCGACGAAGAGGATATCGAGCTTCCGAGTGTTTGGTCCCAAGTTCCCATCACACCGAACATGGGGACGGTATTCCCGAACGGTGTTAAGCCTTTCCAGATGAAGGCCGAGAACCCCAACAGCGAGTACTCCTCTTTTCGAGACACTTGCATATCAGATATTGGCCGTAGCTTGAATCTACCCTTCAATAAGGCTAGTGGAACTTCAGCAGGCTACAACTTCTCGTCGGCTATGATCGACAACATTGAAGACTCCCTCGGCAACGAGATCGACCGCAACGAGCTACGCAGAGGGCTACTTAATAAAGCCTTCAAGTTGTTCATTGCCTACGGTTTAAACCTTGGTAAGTTCAGTCCTGAAGAGGAGCGGTATTTAACGGCTAAGGCCGGACTCCCGAACCACTCTTGGTTCTTTGTAACTAACAGCTCAGACATCGAGCCGCTCAAGCAAACAAAAGCCCGAGTTGATGCCGTCGAAGCTGGCATATCGACTCTTGAGTCCGTTGTTGAGAAAGCTGGTGGAAACCTCGAAGATCATTTAGAAGCTCTGGCTAACCAGTACGGGAAGACCGTAGAGGAAGTACAGCAGGCTTATTTCGATAAGCATTTTGGAATCATGCAGGCCCCTTCTGGGCCTGAGATGGAAGAAGAAGACGAAAAAGAAGAAGAAGACGAAAAAGAAGCTAAGTAAACAACTAATGACCCTACTCCACGAAAGGACGGTGATCCATATCTATCAGACGAGTTAATGGCAAAAAATACTCATCTGACTTGAAATTCTCGGAGCCTCAAACTTTAGCTCTGTCTAAAGATTCTGACGAGGCTCCAACTTTTGAGATGCTTGCGTACACAGGTGCCCCTATCCATCAAGGTTTTACCTCCTTACCGATCGTAGTTGATCTAGCGGGCTTAAAGACAGATCGCAAGCCGAACCTTCCTATTTTGCTAGACCATGACGGGAAGAAGCCGGTCGGCCATTCAACTGAGATTAAAAACTCTCAGAGGGATCTGACAGTCAACGGTGTTATATCGGCAGTCTCTGAAGACGCTAAAAATCTAATCCAAGCTACGGCAAACGGTTTGCCCTACGAAGCTAGCATTGGGGCTAAGGTTATTAGCTATAAGGAATTGAAAGACGGTCAGAAGAAAGAAGTAAATGGCCGGATCATTTCAGGTCCGGCGTTAATCGCAAGTAAATCTGTTCTTAAAGAGATATCCTTTGTGGCTCTCGGGGCAGATGATGAAACTACCGCAGCTATCGCTGCATCCGAAGAAATTCAAACCCCTACTAGGAAAATTGACATGAATTTGAACGCTTGGCTCCAAGCCAAAAACATCGAAGGTTTTGAGGCATTGGACTCAAACGTACAGTCCGCTATCAAAGCTCAGTTCGAAGCTGAAACCGCACCTCAAGAAGAAGTAGCTCCAGAAGCTCCAGCAATCGAAGCATCTGACATTCAAGAAGCCCTTGAATTGATCAAAGCTGAGAAGCACGACTTGGAACTCCGCAAAGCTTGCGGTGAAGACACCGAGTTGTATTTGGAAGCTAAAGCAAACGGTTACGCTCTTGAAATCGTAGCTGCCAAAGTCGAAGCTAAAGCAGCTCGTCGAGAATACGAAGCACTTAAAGCTTCTAGCGAATCCTTCGGTGGGTTCGGTATCCAAGTCAAGCGTGGCAAGTCGGAAGCGTCTCATCGCTCTGTAGAAGCTGCTCTTGCTATGTCTTTGGGTGTTTCTGAAGACGAGTTGATGGAGCCTAAGCGGAACCTATCTGAAGTCAAAGCCAAAGCTGTTGGGTCTGACCGACACTTGCGATTGTCTGAGCAAGAGATCGACGAAGCTCAGAACTTTAAAGGTTTGGGAATCAAAGCTTTGTTCGCTGAAAAAGCTCGTGCAAACGGACACACTTCGTTTGATGTCGATGAGTCGACGATTCGTGCAGCCCTCGGCGGCGAATTGAAACTAGAAACAGCTTTCTCTCGCGTTGACCTTCCAACATTGTTTACCAATGTTCTTGATCGCGTGATGATGAAGGACTACGACATGGTTCCAACTACTTGGGACAAGATCTGCACGACCAGTGCTGTCAAAGACTTCCGAGAAGTCGACCGAGTTCGTTTCGGTGGATTGAACATGTGGTCTCAAGTTGCTGCTGACGGTAAGTTGACCCAAGGTCACTTCGAGAACGAAGAGAGCTTCGTCAACAAGCTAAAGACCTTTGGACAGATCAACTACTTGGATCGCAAAGTCATCATCAACGATGACCTTGGTTACCTAGCTGGCGTTGGTTCAGAGATGGCTTTCTGGGGCAGCATGGCTCCTGAGGCTCTATTCAACCGATTGTTGAACGACGGCGTTTACTACGACAACTCTGCGTACTTCTCAACGTCTGGTGTCATCAATGATAAGGCCAGCTCACCGTTTAGCTTGGCTTCTCTTGACGCAGTCGATGACGCTATCCGTAATCGTAAGCACCCAGTCATGGGCAAGAACCGCAAGAACTCTCAGGGTGGCGATAGCTACTCTCCGTTCATCAAGACGCCAATGACTCGTTTGTTGTTGCCTTCTGAGTTGGCTCGTGAAGCTCAGCGACTATTGTCGCAAAGCGTTCTTCACAATGTTGACGACGCTTCGTCAACCGCTAACGAGTTGATCTCAACCGTCAACTACCACGCTGGTCGATATGAGATCGTTGAGTCTCCATACATCAGTGATCCAATGTGGGGCGGAAGCAACGCTCTTTCTACCACTTGGTACATGATGGCTAACAAGCAGATGCTTTCTACGATTGACTTCGTATTCCTTAACGGCGTTCAACGTCCAGTTATCGAGCCGACCGTCAACATGACCGGCGAGCATCTTGGAATCTCTATCCGAGGTATTTATGACTTCGGTGCGAACTTCGTTGACAAGCACGCTTCTTTCCGTTGCAAAGCGTAAGCTAATTACGCATTAAATACTGGCCCTCGATAGAGGGCCTTCCAACTCTTAAACAAACTACATAAAAGGTATAAAAATGGCCGCAGTAGACATTAACTTGATCCCCGACTCTTCTGGTGGATCTTTTGACTTCAAGAACGACACTGGCGTAGCAATCGCTGCTGGTGCGTTGTTCCTTCAAGGTAACCTAGCTGGTTACATCTCAACTGCTGTTGGAAACTCTCCATCAGTTGAGCCGGAAGACCTAGGTACTTTCCGTTTCGCAGGTGCTTCTCAAATCTTCACCGCTCCTCTTGATCCACTCGCAGTAGACAACTACGCAATCGGTGATCGCGTATCGGTTCTTGCTGGCGAGATCGTTCCTCTGGGAACTGCTTCTGAAGTACTCGTACCTCTCGTCGCTGTTGGCAAGAATGACCCAGTGATGGGTGCTGGATCGAGTGCAGGTTTGACTGACGCTGCTGGAGCCGCCGCCGCAGGCGACTCGTACATCCGAGTAGCTCTACTTGGTGCAGCAGACATCGTCCTACCTGTGGCACCGTAATGCCTAGGGATTACACCGCTTACGCATCTACCTCTTTGAAAAAGTATATGCGTGAGTGGAATTCTGTAGTCGTCGACGTTCTCGATGGCGGCGACGTTGAAGTCGCTTCTGGGTTGTACGCAACCTTCCTGCCCCATCAACAGAAACTAGATTACGCAGCCAACATCGGGGAGCCGATGGGCGTCTCAATAAAGTGTAATTCTTTCGTCTTCTCGACGACTGACTTAGCCTTTGAGTTCGAACTAGGCTTCATAATCAAAGCTACAATCAACGCAGTCGAAACCTCGTGGCTTGTTACCAACGGCCAAGACGGCCAACCTTTTGCGGAGTTTGATAAGCATAACCAACAAATCCTAGTATCGGTCGAAGAAAATGATTGAATCCACAACTGAAACTTTCAACCGTGACAGCGGAGTGCTTCACATGACTGAAGCAAAGATCGATAAGTCTGAGTTCCTTTCGATGTTAGAATCGCTAGGCTTCCCAGCAGTCGAAGGCCATTCGTGGTCTATCCGTGACAACGGCAAACAGATCGTTATCCTTTCTAACGGTGTAGTGCCTTACGAAGACGAAGACCTCGAATATGAATGTTGAGGGTAACCAATGTCCAGCCAAATATTAAAAGCTGCTGACGAAGTTCTCGCTCAGTTGACATTGTTATCTTCAGACCAAACCCCCAACAGTACTTGGTCTTCTGAGGTCATAACCGCCTTTGGTGATTGGGCAGCCGCTCAAGCTCCTGAGATAAGTTACGACAGTGTTATTGACAGGAAGGATTTACCCAAAGACGCTTTAGCAGTTTATGTTGGTTTTGGGTTTAGAGAGCTATTCGATAACGCCAGAAGCCGTTGTGAGCAAACCCACAGCTACCCAATAGCTGTGGGTGTTTATCAGCGGTTCAGGGCTCCCGGAGTTGAATCTACTTCAGGTTCGAGTTCTCCAGTCGAACGTGCCTCTATTGACAATCATTTAAAGTTCGTTGAGGAGCTACAGTCAAATCTATATTCTTCAGACTTACCCAGCTTTGTAACTCACAGTTCTATCGAAGCTGAGTTCGACCACGAAACTATCCGCAAGCAGTATTTGCGGTCAATCATAGTGTTAAGGTACACCGAAAAGCGATAATGTTCCGATTCTCCTTTAAAACCTACCACACACAACTACGCCGTAGGTTAGATGAGAAATGGTATCGTTCGCTTTACCGAGTCGGTGCTTACGTTAGGCGGGTAGCCCGCAACTCGATCAGAAGATCGAGGGGTGGTGCAAGTTCTCCGAAAGGGTCTAAATACCCAGTTAGTCATACAGGTGCGGTAAAGAACTTTATCCGCTTCGGTCTTACTAACGATAAAACTAGCGTAGTCATCGGACCTACCTTACTCCCACGTCCGAAGAGCCGCACAAACCCTATGACGGTTGCTGCTCGGAGGAATGCCACCCGACTTTCCATTCTGGAATTCGGTGGGCGACAAAGACTTAAAAATACAGGCGAAGTACAACGCTACGAAGGTCGGCCTTTTATGCAGACCGCACTAGCCAAAGCTCGCAACCAAAACTCACTAAAAGGCGCGTTCCGTGATATCGGCAGCGTATAATTTTCAACATTAAAACCAGTAATAAGGAATCTTTAAAATGCCAGCCGGTAAGGAAGCAAGACTATATGTGTCTCCCTCAGAAGTAGACACGTCAACCGCTGTTGCAACTCTCCAAACGGACACTTCGTTCATTGAAACGTGTGTAACAGATGTAACAGTATCCCTCTCAGCTACGGAGATCGATGCGTCGGATCGTTGTGGAAACGGCTTTAAAGCCAGCGTCCAAGGTCTGAAAGAATTCTCAATTGAATTCTCATTGATTAAAAAGAAGACCGCTTTAGCTCTCCCAGCATACTTTACGAACCTACGAGATGCGTTTCTCAATAACACGCTCGTCACGGTTTTGGTTCTCGATGGGCCTCAAGGATCTGAAGGCTCTGACGGGTTCGTTGCCGTGTGTTCGGTATTCGACTTCTCTGAAGACCAGCAGCTTGAAGAAGTTATCAAGAATAACATCACACTCAAGTATTCTGGTGACTCGGTTTACGCACCTGTTGCTGTAACTATGCCAGCTCCAGCGTAGTTTTTGTCAGGTACGAAGGCGGGTATTCACCCGCCTGTTTTTTAACTCCGCGAAAGTAATTAGACATGTTTAAAGTATTAGACGTTGAATTCACCACAAAGATCACACTGAAGACCGCTCGACGTTTGAAAGAATCTAAAGTCGTCGACTTGCTAGACTCTGACACGTATGCGGATCTCTGTGACATTTTATCTAAGCCCCTAAAGACTCTCGATTTGCTTTGGGAGATTGTCAAGGTACAAGCCGCCACTGCGGACATCAACCGCGATAGTTTTGAAGAGGCTCTGGACATCGAAACCGCCTTTGAGTCGTTAAGGGGGGATATCGAAAATTTTATCCAAGTCCTCGGCGAGGATTCTATAGCGCGTTGGTCAGGTTTCAAGGGTCACGCAAGAGCGATTCTGAAGGAACAGACGGACGCGATCGAGGGGATGCTACAGGATCCGAGGGTTCGGAGTCTGATCGAGAAGCACAAAGACGACGCGATGAGTGCGTTGGAGCTTGGGAGTCCTGTGAAAACATCGCAGGAGAACTAGGCATAGATATTGAAGCCCTCACCTACCGCCAACTCTGGCAAAGGTACGAGGGCTATCTTCGCGCCCGTGGCGAGACTTTTGGAACACTTCAGACTACGGTTATGAGTATGTTCTCTAAGAAGCCGGTCAAACTATCCGATGTCTCGTACTACCACCAAATAATGGAGTACGTAGAGGGTAGTGACTCTGGTAAACGGGCTGTAGAAGAAGGTTTGGCTATAACCGCCGGTCAATCTATCTCGGATATGACCTCGCTTATAATGAATCAGAAAAACAATTAACAATAAGGGACAGAACCTTGTCAATAACTGCTGCCGGAATTAGAGCTGCTTCTGCATATGTAGAGGTAGGATTACGCACAGTGCCTTTCGACAAAGCCCTCCGTGGAATGGAGAACCGGCTTCGTCGTTTCGGCTCTGAGTTAGCCGGTATCGGTTCTAAGATGATGGTCGGCGGTGGTGCTGCCTTAGCCCCTGCCATATTCAGCGTCAAAGAGTTCGCTGCGTTCGACGACCAGATCAAAGCGATGTCGGCGGTAGTTCGTCAGGCTGCGACACCGATTGACGAAATCATAGTCAAGATTAAGGAGTTGGCTGGCGTAACCTCTTACACCGCTACGGAAGTCGCTACGGCGGCTAAGCTAATGGCTAAAGGTGGCTTTGACACCTCGGCCCTTAACAACTCCATATCTTCGGTGTTAAACCTAGCTAAAGCTACGGAGACGGATCTGCCTAGGGCTGCCGAAATCGTAACTAAGATGTTGAACGCTTTCGCGATCCCGAAAGACTTAGAAAACATCGAACACTTTATGGATCAGTTGGTCCATACCACGAACAGCTCATCTCAGAGCCTAGAAGACCTCTTCGAGAACTTGAAGAACTTCGCACCTCAAGCCGGTATGATTAAGCTTTCAACCGAGGAAGCTTTAGCATTCGCGGGGGCTTTAGCAGATGCAGGTCTTAGCGGTACTTTAGCTGGTACACAGATTCGGCGAGTTCTTACCAACTTGGCGAACTCTGACAAGGCTGGCGTCTTGAAAGACATGTTCGACATCGACGTTGCCGAGAATGGCAAGATGCGTAATATCGTCGAAATAATAAAAGACCTAAAGAAAGCCCTTTCAGGGCCTGAGATATCAGACAAAGACCAGCTAAACGCCCTAGAGAAGATATTCGAAGTTCGGGGTATGGGGGCCATACAGACGATTCTTAAACGCCTCGATGCTGTAGACAAGATATCACTTCAAGATTTCATCAAAGAGCTAGAGACTGTTGACTCCGTAGCTAAGAATACGGCTGCCGCTATGATGGAGTCGTTCGGCAACCAGATGCTTATCGTAGTTTCGGCTTTGTCGAAGGTTAAGCTTGCTATCGGGGAGGCTCTGGCAGAACCGCTGCTCAAACTCGGCGAGGTAGTTTCAGTCGCGTTAGTACACGTAGCAAACTTCGTAAAAGAACACCACGACTTCGTCCGGTCTTTGGTACTTGGGGCCGCCGCACTGGCCGCAGCCGGTGCAGCCTTTTTGGCCTTCGGTGCAGTCGCTATGACAGTGGCCGCCGTCATCGGGTCGATCAAGTTAATCGGCCTTGCGTTGATCTCGCCGTTCTTAATGGCCTTCCACGCTATCGTATACGGAGTAACCAAAGTCATCGCGGCCTTTGAGTTCTTGGGTGGCACTATCTCATCGTTAGGGGCCCGAGTCTCAGGCTCTGGCCTATTCGGCAAGCTTGCTTCTGCTTTGATGAGTGCTACACAGGCTGCTGGGTCTCTTGGCCGAGTACTTTCAATTGTACTTTTTGAATCAATTGTCGGGGTGATACGAGTCTGGGCTGTCATGCACTCAATGGCTGAGCTGACTATTAGGTCGTTCGGGCTAGTAGGTTCAGCAGTCGTAAAGTTTGTAAATGCATTCGGCCAAACAGCCGCCATATTAAAAGGCCCTCGGAACCCGCAGACTTTCGTTGCTCTGCGGAACGCACTGATAACACTACATGCTTCGTTCCGGCAAATATTCCGAAACATTGAACTTGTCCTATTTTCTTTCAACCGCAACACAGACATGCTGTTCGGTCGACTATCGGATAGTCTCAAAGCAACCCTGTCAACTATGGGTAGAAGTGTATCTAGTTGGAATATAGGCGGGAAGTTAAAGGCCGGTATGTCCGGCGTTGTAAACGGACTCAAATCGTTAGGCAATATACGGATCGGTGGCTCGATTACTGGGACTATTGGGTCGTTTCTTAAATTCGACCTCATAATCAGGGCGATCGTACTCTCAGCCCAAGCACTGCACCAAATCATAAAAGATATGTCGGCGGCTTTCGTAGGCTTCGCGTCTGACGTAAAGCTTGCCGGTGAGTCGATATCTTTGGCGTTTGACGCGGGTTTATACACCGAGATGTTCGAGGCTACTTGGGCTGCCGCTCAAGTGTTCATAGCTAGGGTTTCATCGGGCTTTGGCGTCATCGCTGCTCGGGCTGTCAACGCCTTCCTAGAGATTAAAGCGAATATCGCCTTGATCTTCTCAAGTATCTACGCGATAGTAGCCCCCTTCGTAACATCTATCTCAAGTATCTTTAGCACGCTCGGTAACTTCATTGCTTCGGCTTTAGGCTTCGATATGGGTGCTGACTACGCTCAAGCTGCTTCAGACACCGATAGGTTTTTCGACACGTTCATGGGTAAGCTGGCTGTGGCAGCTACGGCCATTCAGAAGTTTGGCCGCCACATGTCGTGGGAGTTCGAATCGCTGGCTATCCGAGCAAGAGCTAGTGAGTGGTTCTCCACTCACACTGATGCACAAGCTAAAGCCTCCGCTGCGGAAGAGTATAGCATGACTAGCAGTGCCCCTTTCCAACGACGAAAAAAAATGTCAGCCGCCGTCGACAAGATGCGTGCGGATTTTGACGCTACAGGTACATTCGACACTAGCGATGACGGCGATATGGCTCAGTACATAAACAACCTCAGGATAAAAAACAAGTCTAGGTTTGACTCTCCTGAAAAGCGTAAGGCTGTCATCGAGGAAGCGGGTGGGGTTCAAGAATGGCTCAGACAGCAGCGGTTAAACACTCAGGAAACTTTTCAAAACGCAATAGATAAGCGTGCTAAAGAGATTAAAGGTCAGTACGTGAATACTCGGGCTTTGGAACTAGCTACGAAACGTCGTGATGAAGACTACGTGCAGTTAGACACGGGCACCACCTCGATGGCTCAAGATTTTGCAAAGCGAAAAAAACTAGGCCGAGATCGAGTAGACGCCGCCAAGCTCGACGGTGACGCTATGGTTAAAGACGCACAAGATAAAGCTAAGGCAGTTAAAACTAAAATAGACCAGAAGGCCGGCGACAAGGCAATGCGTGTGGCACTGGCTGCAATGGGTTTCGGCCCGTTAGCTCCGGGAAAAGTTATGCCAGCTAAGCCACCTGCCGCACCTGATAAGAAAATACCAAAGCCTGAAGAACTAGAAGCCGCCAGCGGTCTTAAAACGATAGCAGGTGCAGGAGGCTTTAACGCTTCCGCAGTCGCAGCGTCATCACGCGGCGGCAAGTTCCAAACAATACAAGAGAAGATGTTAGAGTCACTCAAGTCCGCCGAAGAAGAGCTAGTCGCCCTCAACGGCGTGGCTATTGCCCTCCAAGGTGGAATAGGATTATTGTAATGACATACTATAACGCAAGCGGCATCATGGTCGGTGAGAAGTGGTGGGACACTGATAAGGCGAATATCAACGCTGATGGGTCTACTATAAACCGAGAGTACCGAGTGTTCTCTCCGTCACAGACAACCCCCATCGACGAGAACGCTGCGGTAGTGGCTATCGCTGCTGCCACTCCGCTATTGCGGGGCAGCTTAATTCGACGGAACATCGAAGTTAAGCGGTACAACGAGTACGGGTGGAACGCTGCTGTAACTTGGGAGACATTCCGGCCACGAGACCAAGACACTGCTGGTTACGAAGAGATAACCCGCATCTCAACAAGTGGTGGGACTGCACCTGTATCGTGGGCTATAAACCACGTTAAGAGTTACGACACCACGGGTACCATCACCGATGAAGGTAAACAACACGGTGGTGCTTTAAACGTAAGGAAAGAGGGTGGGCGGGTTGTAGCCAACGATCCTATCGACATCATAGTTCGACAACTGGAAGTAGTCGTCGAACGGTCATTCTCTCCCGGCACGGTAGACGCAGCGTACATCGACACCCTTTACAACTTAACAGGCACTGTCAACGACGCTACCTTCCGTGGGTATGATGAAGGAGAAGTCCTATTCGCAGGGGCTGACGTTACCTTGTCAAACCTAGAGCGTGAGACGGTCTCTTACACTTTCATACTGTCTCCAAATGTTACAGGATTCAAAGTCGGCAAGTACCAAGGGGTTGACAGTGCAGCAACCACTATAACCGTCTCCAAAGAGGGTCACGAGTATATGTGGATCGAATACAAATCAGAAATAACGGGGACGACTCCCAAGGCGAGAGTTGCTAGACCAATCGCAGCTCACATCGAACAAGTTTACAATAAAGAAGATTTTTCAGTGTTAGGATTATAATGGCATACCCAAGTTTAGGTTCAGCAGTTTCCGCAAACGGTGCTACTTCAACAGTTACTATCTCAGCTAATGTCGCGGTACTAACCGTCGACGAGACGACAACTTCGACGCCACGAGACCAATGGTCAGTTCATTTGCAGTACTCAGTTGATTCCGGCACCAGTTGGAAAGACACTCAGATTGTCGTCGGTCGTACATCGGCAGTTCGAGGTCATCAATTCGTTCTCCCAGCGACAGGTGTCATCTGTCGAGCTTACGTCAACGGCCTAGCCGGTAGCGTATTAGACATCGACATCACTTAAACCACTCTCACAACCCTAACCTTATCACCACCCATCATACCCTGTGAGAACCAAATGAGCTTTCAGATACCATACCCAATTCCATTATCTACTTATAGACCATTTGCGATTAACCAGATGCTTCCGTATCTAGGTGGTCCCGCAGTGGTCATCAAGCAAGCCTTCGAGGATTTGGGTTTCAACCCTGAGTTCGCTGAGGTACTCGGATCTTATTACATCAATAAAACTCCGTCGTTAGATGGAACTGTGTATGATGAATCTCTTGCTCGCAAAGACCGCCAAGAGTTGTCTGCTAGGGCTACTGATTTTGACGGAATCAATCAGCGGTTTGGCGGCGGCAACACATCGACAGGCAAAACGGCGTTGAGTGTTGGCGTTTGGGTTAAAACGAGCAGTTCAGCTACTCAAGGGTTAATTACCGAATTTCGCTCCTCTGGGAATGATCGCGGTTATGCGATGTATATCAATAGCGATAAAATTCGCGTTTTTGCCAGCGATGACGGTACAAACAATTCTGGATCAAAAAAAGACTATTCGACAACGGCAAATATCACGGACAACAACTGGCATCACATAGGCTTTACGTTAAACACCACGACAAACGAAATGATTGTCTATATTGATGGGAAAGAAGCTGACGTAACAAAAACAACAGATGCAAATTTAGATGGCATTTTTGACACAGCAAGAAACCTTGAAATTGGTTACTATGACGCAACGAATTATTTCGACGGCCAAATCCAACTTCCGCTTATCTACGAGGGTGTCTGGAGCCCAAGCGAAGTCCGCGATCTCTACTTGCAGAATTATGAGAACGTCACAAGCCCAACGTATGGTTGGTTCTTAGACGGTGATGTTGCTCATAACATCGCAGGCTCAAGCAGCGTTGCTGCTTTTAATGGTCCGACTCGCTATGAAGACCAAGAGTGCCCTGACTGGTTAAACATGCAGGGGTGGAATTCTGTCGGGACGTTCGATGGGGTTGATGATTACGTGGAAGTTGCCGCAGCAAGAACACAATTATCGTTAGCAAGCGATCATTCAGGCAGGGTAACGTTTAAAGCAAATGACATTTCCACAGTACAGAATATTATCGGAAATGCGCTGACTACCAATAACAGATTTGCTATCTCAATTGCGACAAATACGCTTCGCATTGGCGCGTATGACGGGACATTTACATTAGCCAGCACATCTTTTACGGATACTTCTGATTTCCACACTATAGAATGGACATATTTGGCCAGCACACATACGTTAACTGCCACTCTCGATGGCGTTTCAATGGCTGGTGGTTTTTCAGTCAGTTCAAATGCCGCAGTTGGGCTTAATGTCGGCAGTCGAAACGATGGGCTTTTCCCATTCAACGGACAAATCGCAAAGGTTGAAATCGATGGCGGGTCGAGTTGGGATTTCACGGATGGCATCGGTTTAACGGTTGCCGATTCAAGCGGTAACGGCAACGACGGCACAATCAACGGTGCAACTTCTGACGAATTCTGGGCTAATCGACTGCCTAAAGTGTTCTCGGCAAACCAAGACACCATAGGAAGAACAGGCAATGACAATAGCTTCGGGGATTGCAAACGCAACTGGCAGCTTCGCGGGGGTCCGGCCATAAATTTGGATGGGGTCAATCAGCATGGCGTGATAACAAATACAACCGATTTCAGCGGCGAAGATTGGACGTTGAGCGGGTACGTTGTTTTTAATAATACGACGCAGTTTGACAGGTCCATTATTTCACAGG